GGGATCACTGATGCCAATGCCTACATCGCCGTGGCTGACGCTGACAGCTACTTCACGGATCGCGGGGGCGTGGCCGCCTGGACGGCAGCCCTCACGGCTGCCAAGCAGGCCGCCATCATTCGCTCGACCGACTACATCGAGGCGCGGTTCGGCCAACGGTTCCTGGGCACCAAGCTCACCACCACCCAGGGGCTGAGCTTCCCGCGTGACGACCTGTACGATCGCGACGGGGAGGAGATCGATGGCATGCCTCGCCCCTTCCTCGACGCGGTGTGCGAGTACGCCGTCCGAGCTCTCTCAGCCGACTTGTGGAACGAGCCAGACCGCGACCCCAAGGGCCGCATCGTGGTCGAGCGCAAGAAGGTCGGCCCGATTGAGAAGGACATCCGCTATGCCTTCAATCGGGACGTGAGCCAGATCAAGCCCGTGCCGGGTGCTGATCGTCTCATTCTCCAGTACTGCAGCCCCAGTGGAATGGCCATCCGATGACCGCCTTTGACTACGTCGAGTTCCAGGATCTGGCAGCCGAGCTCTTCACGGAGTTCGGTCGCTCAGTCACGCTTGTGAAGCTCGACACAGCGATCACGGACAGCAGCAAGCCCTGGCGGGTCAACAGCGATCCGCGCAACACACCCGACGACACGGCCACCGTCGACGCCGTCTTCCTCGACACCATCAGCTCCCGCTACCTGGGCCTCAACATCGAGTTCGACGAGGCCGAGAAGGGCGAGCAGAAGCTGGTCCTGGTGGCCACGGCAGCCGCGCCCAGCAAGGACCTGCGCTCCTTCAACGAGCTCATCGATGGCAGCAACCGCTATGGCATCATAGCTCTCAACATCCTCGAGCCGGGACCGGAGGAGATCTTCGTGGCCTACAAGGCAACCCAGAGGAAGTTGATGACATGAGCCTCACCATTGCCCAGGCCCGAGACGAGATGCTCACGCTGGTGAAGGACGCGATCGACGCGTCGTCCTACAGCTCCATGCCGCTCGTCTGGGATGACAGCCCAGGGGCACCCCCTGAGTCCTCGAACGACGAGTACATGCGCGTCCGCGTGAACCATCTGTTCGGCGGCCAGACCTCCCTGGGCAAGCCTCGAGCCAGGTTCACCCGCCGTGGCACGATCCGTTGCGAGATCTATACCAGGCGAGGATCAGGAATGTCAGTCGCCGACGAGATCGCACAGATTGTCTTGGACGCCTTCGAGGGGCAGAGCTCTCCTGGAGGCGTCTGGTTCAGGAATGCCACTCCTCAGGAGAGGGGGCAGGACGGTGTCTGGACGCGAACTGACGTGGTGATCGAGTTCACATACGACGAAAGCAAGTGAGGACAGAACATGGCCCAGGTGCCGAACATCGACAGCAACAGCACGGGTCTCTCGGTTGCCCTTGAGAGCGCCCTCAAGACGGTCTCCAGCCCGACTTGGTATCAGCTGGAACCCAACAGCTACGGCGACTTCGGCGGGCAGAACACGCTCGTCGCACGCAATCCCATCAACGCCAGCCGCCAGCGCAAGAAGGGCGTGATCGTCGACCTTGAGTCCATGGCGGACTTCGAGACCGATCTCACCTTCGACCGCGATGGCCTCTTCATGCTGTGGCAGGGCGCGATGTGCGCCAATCCCCATGCGAAGGGCAGCGAGGCGGTCACCGCCGTCGACATCGACGGAGCCAACCCGGACGAGTACGAGGTCGCCTCGACCACGGGCTTCCTGGTTGACTCACTGATCAAGGGCATCGGCTTCACCAACTCCGCCAACAACGCCCTGAACGTGGTCACGGTCGTCACGACCAACACCTCAGTCGAGGTCGCCACGGGTCAGCTGGTCGCAGAGGCCAGCCCGCCCTCCGGCGCCAAGATCGTCGTGGTCGGCCACCAGGGTGCCTCCGGTGACCTCACGATCACTTCCACTGGCGACTACGCCACGCTCGGCTCCACGCTCCTGGACTTCACCACGCTTGGCATCGTGCCCGGCGAGTGGGTCTTCATCGGTGGAGACAGCGCTGGCCTGAAGTTCGCCACCGCCGCCAACAACGGCTTCAAGCGGGTCCGCTCGGTCGCCGCCCACGCCGTGGTTCTTGACAAGTCGGACGCCAACATGGTCACGGACACCGGCACTGGCAAGACCGTGCAGATCTTCTTCGGCTCGGCGATCCGCAACGAGCAGGCCGCGTCGATTGTCAAGAAGACCTATCAGTTCGAGCGCACCCTTGGTGCCCCGGATGACAGCTCGCTGTCCCAGATCCAGTCGGAGTATGTGGTCGGCGCGATGATCAACGAGGTCGAGGTCAAGATCCAGCAGGCCGACAAGGCCACGGTCAACTGGTCGGCCATGGGTCTCGACAGCGAGCTGCGCGACGCGACCACGGGCGTCAAGTCCGGCACCCGCGCCACGCTCAGCACGCTGGACGGCATCAACACCAGCTCGGACTTCTCCCGCATCCGTCTGTCCCTGACGAGCACCAGCGACGAGGCCCCCACCGATCTCTTCGTGTACGCGAGCGAGATCACCCTCAACATCAACAACAACATCTCGGTCAACAAGGCCATCGGCACCCTGGGCGGCTTCGGCCTCACCCTGGGCACCTTCGAGATCAGCGCCGATGTGACCGCCTATCTCAGCGACATCGAGGCTCTCGATGCCGTGAAGAACAACTCGTCGGTCACCATCGACGTGGCCATCGTCAAGTCGAACCAGGGGCTTGTGATCGACATGCCTCTCGGCACCCTCGGCGACGGTCGCCCGGATGTGTCTCAGGACAACTCCGTCATGGTCCCGCTCAAGTTCCAGGCATCCGAGGCGAGCTCTGTGGCCACGGCCTATGACTACACCTTGATGCTGTGCTTCTTCGAATACCTCCCCAGCCTTGCCGGCTGATCGGCATAGCTGACTTGTCTCCTCGAGGCCCTGGGGCTATCCCTGGGGCCTTGACATTTTCAGGAGCAAGTCAATGTCGCTATACAAGGCATACAAGACCAGCGAGAAGCTGGAGACCGAAGGCGTCACGTTCGAGCTGTACGGCAACCGTGTGACGATGGCCCGCGCCGGGTCGGGCAATCCCGACTTCGTCTCAGCAATGGCCAAGAAGACCCAGCCCTATCGCCGCCAGATCGCCCAGGGGTCGATGGACCCCAAGGAGGAGCTGCGCGTCCTGCGCGAGGTCTACGCCGAGACCGTCATCCTCAACTGGGAGATCAAGGTCGGCGAGCAGTGGAAGCAGGGCATCGAGACCGAGGACGGCGGCGTCATCCCCTTCAACAAGGACAACGTCATCCGCACCCTCACGGCCCTTCCCGAGCTCTTCATCGAGCTGCAGGGCCTGGCCTCCAACGCGGCCCAGTACCGCGCCGAGGACCTTCAGGACGACGCGGGAAACTAATCGAGCTCCTCACCTTCCACCTGGAGGTAGGAGAGCGAAACAAGCCCATCATCGCCAACCTGCGGCGGGCCGGGAAGCCGATCCCTGACGATCGCTTCCCGCCCGTCCTCAGGGCTGGCCTGACCTTCTTCTACGAGGCGTTCATCGCGCTCTCGAGCACCCGCAATCACGGCACTGCCCCCATCTCCTGGCTGTCCATTGAGGAGTATGCAGATCGACTTGGCTTGACCCCAGAGATCAGGCTAGATCTCCACCATCACATCAGTGCCCTGGACCAGAAGTTTCTGGCTCACCAGGTCAAGACCGGGAGCAAGAAGGGTGAAGATCAGGGCCGACATCCTCCGCAAGGACCTCCAGCGAAGCATCCGCCTCGTGGAAGAGGGGGCCAATAAGATGCACACGATCGGTGCCGAGGCCATCCTCCGGCACGTGGTCCAGGCCACCCGCGTCGACACTGGCAAGGCAGTCTCCAACTGGCGCGTCGGCATCGGCCAGCCCACCCGCGCGGTCATCGAGCCCTACTCCCCTGGCAAGCTGGGGAACACGGCAGAGGCCAATCGCAACGCCGCCCTCAGCGCAGGCCTGGCCCGTATCGCCACGAAGAAGCCCGGCAACGAGGTCTTCATCTCAAACAACGTCGACTATCAGGAGTACATCCCTGGCTTCCAGGATGCCGTGGACAGTGCAATCACAGCTGGTCGCATGGCCATTGAGAATGTGAAGGTGCTCTGATGTCCAACATCAACAAGCTCGTCATCGTTGCGACGATCGAAGGTGTCAAGGCTGTTGTCTCCGAGATAAGCAGCATCGGTGACGCTGCTGCTCGCACCGAGGGCCGAGCCTCGCTCCTGGGCAAGGCCCTCGGTGCTCTTGGATCTGCTGGTGTGCTCGCTGGCTTCGTCAAGTACAGCAACGAGTTCACGAACCTTGAGAATAAGCTGAAGGTCGTGACCTCTGGCACCGAGGAGCTGACGAATGTCACGAACAAGCTGTACGACATCGCACAGAACACCCGCACGGCCTACAGCGACACTGCCAAGCTCTATCAGCGCGTCGCACTCGCTGGCCAGCAGCTTGGCAACACCCAAGAGACCAATCTCCGGGTGACCGACCTGCTCAACAAGTCGATCATCATCTCTGGTGCTTCCTCCATCGAGGCCAACAACGCCATGATCCAGCTGTCCCAGGGTCTCGCCAAGGGCACACTGAACGGCGACGAGCTCCGCTCCGTCCTCGAGCAGCTGCCCTATGTCGCGGACCTGATTGCAAAGCACATGGGAGTGGCCCGTGGCGAGCTGAGGCAGCTTGGCGCGGATGGCAAGATCACCGCTCAGATTGTCCAGGAGTCAATCCTTGGCGCTGGTGACAGCATCGACCAGACCTTCTCCAAGATGGACATGACCATCGTCCAGGCTCTCACCAATGTAGACAGCGCGTTCACCAAGGTGATTGGCGAGTTCAACAAGGTGACCGGCCTGTCCACTGGTCTCGCCCACGCCATCGACCTTGTGGCCAAGAACATGGCTGTCCTGATGGGTGCCGCTGGCAGCCTGGCAGCCGCCTTCGCGGTGTTCAAGGCTGCAGAGCTGGTTGCCTGGCTCTCTCAGTTGAAGAATGTGGTCATCGGCCTCAACCAGGTCCAGGTGGCTGGCGTCGGCATGTCGGTCACAATGACTCGACTTCAGCTTGGTCTCAAGATTGTTGGTCAGGCATTCATGCTGGCTGCGACCGAGGCTCGGGCGTTCGCTCTCTCCAACCCGTTCACCGCCATTGCAATGGCTCTGACTGTCCTGCTGCCTCTCATGTACGCCTATGGGGACAGCATCAAGCTCAGCTCTGATGGCACAGTCACCTTCAAGTCTGTCGTGGATGAGCTGTTCGGCGGCATCCAGCAGGGCCTGGTCCCCATCATGGGGACCCTTGGAGACAGCCTCCAGGCGGTTCTCGGTGTCTTCAACACGCTCCTGCAGGTGCTGGGGACGCTCTTGCTCCCGTTCACCACCCTTGGCCAGAAGCTCGTCGATGTCGGGCAGAACGGCGTCTCCCTGGGCCAGATCGTCAACGCCCTCGCAGAGGGCCTGGCCTACATGGGCCGCGTCCTGGTCGCCCTGGTGATTGCTCCCTACCGTGCCCTCGCCGAGGTCATGGGCTCTCTGGGGCTAATCGCCCCGGAGGCGCTCGACCACATCCGGGCGCAGACCGACGGCGTCCTCAACCTCGCCCAGGCGGCGCGTGATGCTCAGCAGCGCATGGCAGACTACGCCAATGGGACCAGCCAGGCGACCAGTGCAAGCGCGTCTGCAGCCTCCCAGGCAGCGGCCACCAGTGGGGCCTATGGCAACCTCGCCAATGCCTCTCGGAACGCGGGCGCGGCCATCAAGGAGAAGGCCAGCTATCTCCTCGAGGAGGACATCGCCTACACCAAGATCGCGGGCGGCATCACCACCTACGTGACCAATCTCACTGGCCTTGGCACCACTCTCAGTGGTACCAAGGAGGCCCAGAGCGGCCTGGGTCAGGCCATCCGCATGAGCGCGGACGGCATCAACGCAATCACGGCCTCCGAGGCGTACTATGCAGAGCAGTCGAAGGCATCGGCCCAGCACACGGACAACCTCAAGGGCAGCGTCAGCACTCTCGATCAGAAGGCCGTCTCCCCTGCCACCACGGCCATGACCTCCCTGGGCACCAGCACCGCGAAGGCAGCCGGGGGCCTGAAGGATGCCAGCACGGCGGCTACCTCTCTTAAGGAGAGCGTGGCAGGCAGCATCAGCGGCCTGAACAGTCAGGTGACCGCGATGAACAACGCGGCGACGGCGGCTCGCAACCTGGCTGCAGCATACCGGGAGGCAGCGGCAGCGGCGGCGGCACTCGCAGCCGCCAAGAGCGCCTCTGGCAGCGGCGGAAGCCAGGTCCAGCACAACGGCGGGCTGGTCAACTCGCAGGCCCCCATCCGCTATCACACTGGCGGCATCGTCGGCACTCCCATGGGGCCGGACGAGATCTCAGCCATCCTCCAGAAGGGCGAGGAGGTTCTCACCAGGGACGATCCCCGCCACGTGCTCAATCGTGGGACTGCCTTCGGGTGGCAGCAGGGAACGGGCCAGTGGGGCACTTCTGCCAACGAGTATCTCACCATCACCCGTGGTATGGGCAGCGGGGCCAATGGCGTCATGGACAGGCTCCAGTGGTGGACGCCGTTGGAGACGATCACCCGCAATCTTCAGAAGGCTGCAGACGCCACTGGCCAGGATCAGACACTGCCGGACGCGCAGACTTCCTATGTCTCGTCCTACGGCAATCTCAAGGCATTCACGGCTGCGATCCAGTCGTTCAATGCCTTCGACCCGTTCGGTCAGCGCATCGCGCAGATCCAGACTGGCAACCAGGTCAGTCAGATGTTGGGCGGCGGTCCTCAGATGGATCTTGGTGTCGGCCTCAACTCCCTGAGCTATCTGCAGCGCCTGCAGGGCATCTTCATGGACAGTCTCAAGGCCGACTGGGTCAGCAAGAATGATCTTGAGAATGTGCTGACTGCCCAGCAGCGCAGCGGTTCTGGGTCCCGTGACTATCAGACACTGACCCAGTTCGACCAGGGCTACAAGGGCCAGGGTCCGTCCACTTGGCAGCCCGATCTGGTCGCAACGAAGAATGCCCAGGGGGCAGGTGCGAGCGGCGACATCAATGTGAATGTCGAGCTGAAGGCGCAGGATATGACGTCGTTCCGGCAGAATGCCGCCACGGTCGACAGCATGATGTACGCGGCGGTTGAACGTGCGAAGCGGAGGATCAATCGATGATCATTGACGCGGTCAGGCTCCCCGTCGATGTGGAGCGTGGTGCAGAGGGTGGCCCCCTCTTCAGCACGATTGTCAACCGCACGGATGGTGGAGGAGCGATCACCAACCAGAATTGGCAGTACCCACTCTTCAAGGGCAACATCAGCTATGGCATCCAGAACACCAGCGACCTCGGCCTGGTGCGCGCCTTCTTCTATGCCCGCCGTGGCCGTGCTCGTGGCTTCCTGTTCCGCGACTGGTCCGACTACATTGTCTCCGAGGCCGTGAGCATCGGCACCGGGGATGGGGTGGAGACAGACTTCAACTGCTCTGTCATCTATGATGACGACATCCTCCCCTTCACGCGCCCGATCACCCGTCCGGTCGAGGCCACGATGAATGTGTACGACAATGGCTCTCTGGTCAACCCGTCGCTGTGGAGCCTCCAGACCGGGGGTGTCGTCCGCTTCGTCACGCCGCCCACCAGCGGGCATGTGATCTCGTGGACTGGAGAGTTCGACATCCCGGTCCAGTTCATGACCGACCAGTTCAAGGTCGTGATGCAGACCTTCGAGGCAGGTGAGATCCCCAGCCTTGAGATCATGGAGGTTCGCGAGTGAGGACGCTTGGTGGAAGTCTCCAGGCTGCGATCGCGACAGGCACGACCACTCTCTGCCGCCTGTTCACGATCACGCGCACGAGCGGGCAGGTGCTCCGCTTCACGGACTTTGACGGAGACGTCACGTTCGATGGCAATGTCTACAGCGCCAACTCCTCCATCAGCATCACCAATGTCTCAACTGCCATCCAGGGTGGTGTGACGTCCACCAATGCCAAGGTCATCCTTGACGCCGAGGCTGGCGTCAGCTCAGTCGACTTCATCCGTGGCCGCTACGACGGGGCCACCTTCAAGGTCTCCTGGGTTGACTGGTCCAACCCATCCCTGGGTGAGATCATCATCCTCATCGGTCAAATCTCCATCATCGAGGCGACCAACAAGGGGACTGGCAGCTTCGAGGTCCGTGGCATCCTCAATCGCGGCGACATGCGCATCGGCCAGTTCTACACGCCGGAGTGCACCGCGGATCTTGGAGATGCTCGCTGCACTGTCGATCTGACTCCGACCCTGATGACCGGGACGGTGGCCGCAGTCTCGACCCGCACCAAGATCTCAGTCGACCTGTCCGGCGATCCCGCCGATGCCTACTTCTCATTCGGTGTGCTCACGTGGACGAGCGGCAACAACCTCAACCAGAGCATCGAGATCCTGTCTCAGGCGTATGTGTCGGGCCACGACCAGCTCGTCCTGGCGCTTGAGATGCCCGACGACATCGAGGTCGGCGACACCTTCGACATCGTCGCTGGCTGCGACAAGACGAGGGGCACCTGCCAGACCAAGTTCTCAAACATAGCCAACTATCGCGGCTATCCCTTCGTCCCCGGCCCGGATGGCCTCAGTGACTCCTTCATCTGAAGAAGAGCTCCGCGCGCAACTGATCGAGAAGGCCAGGTCCTACATCGGGACCAAGTGGCGTCATCAGGGTCGCACTCGGCAGGGGATCGACTGCCTTGGCCTCATGCTGGTGCCCGCCTTCGAGCTTGGGTTGTGCGACTACCCAGACCAGTACAACTACCCTCGCCGCGCCACCAGCCGCGAGCTGATAGAGATCTCCCGCCTCTGGGCCCAGGAGGTTCGGCTCGGCCCAGGGGGCATCGACGCCATGAAGGACGGGGACGTCCTCGTGCTCCGAGACCACACCTTCCCCCAGCACGTGGGCATGGTGACGAGCATGAATGGTCAGCGGAGCCTGCTGCACAGCTCGCTTGCCCATCGACGGGTCGTTGAGGAATACATCAACCAGGATCACCGCCAGAGGGCGTTGACGACGTTCAAGTTCAGGGCCTTCACATGACGATGTTTTGGACTGGCAGCGGGTTTGTCGACATCCCGCCCACGATTGAGATCTTCGAGCCGCCAGATGATCGCTATCTGTCGGGCTACAAGATCACGGACAATGTCGACGGCGATGTGAAGACGTTCGGCCCTCGTCTCAAGGATCTCAACGTCCCCTTCTCGCTCTACGGTCTACCCATCCCGATCACGTTCGGTGTGCGTCGCCTGAACGGCAACATCATCTGGGCGCGGCCTCTCCGCGAGAGCATCCAGAAGAACAAGAAGGGCGGCAAGGGCGGACCGACGACCAAGTCGACCGAGTACAAGTATTTCGCGACGTTTGCCGTCGCCTTCGGCATCCCCGGCAACACTGACAGCGACAGTCGCGATGTCATCCGCATGTGGGCGCAGAACGCGCTCATCATGGATCGCCGTGGCTACGCCGCCGCCAAGTGGACTGGTCTCGACTATACCTTCTACAAGGGCGAGGCCACCCAGGTGCAGGATCCGACCATCGTCTCGTACGAGGGCGCGGATGTCACCCCGGCCTATCGCGACGTCATGTACTGTGTGTTCCGCGACATGCCCATCGAGGACTTCAACAACTACATCCCCTCGATTGGCATCGAGATCGGTGACACGACCGCGCTGCAGTACATCATCCAGAATATTGACACTCCGGCAGTCGAGGGCCTCCAGGCCGTCGACGCGGGCTTCGCCGACTTCACGCGCGGCACCTACTATGGTGTTCGCAGCGAAGATGTCAATAGCCATGACTCTGTCATCCGATCTTACAACCTCGCTGGAGCGAGCTACCTCGGATCGACGACTGCCAACGACGACGGTGTCGGCTGGGACACCAACAACGACCCCCTGGGCACCGCTCCACCAGCTCTCAAGCATGAGAAGGGCATCAGCGCCAACTTCAATTCGCTCGGCTACTGCCCCTGGCTCAACCTGCTCTGGGGCAAGCCGGACAAGCTCAACACAGGCGAGCCGTTCATGCTCATCGATCCCAGCTCGGGCATCGCTCGCTACTGGCTGGGGTGCCACATCTTCAATGCGACGGCCCAGGACCCCAAGTGGCCGTCCATGACGAGCCTGACCTTCGGCCCCCTCAATGGCATGATCCCGCAGTGGGAAAATGCCATGTGCTTCAGGGCATACTCCTCCTTGTCACCAACCAGCTTCTTCATGATCTCGACAACCTACAACGACCTGGTTCTCTTGAAGCTGGACGACGTCATGAACCATCTGGACATGGTCTGGTGGTCGGCCAACTGGGGCAAGGCCCGCTGCATGATCGAAGGTGAGCTCCGTCCATACGAGAGCGACTTCTTCCTTGTGAAGAACGGCAGCCCGCAGGTCTGGCGCATGGTTGTACGGGCGGCAGCCCGCCGCGTGGGCGCAGGCACATCTGCGACCTCTTCTGGTGTGGACGAGCCTGTGCTCAAGTACACGGCGAACGCCAACATCCACGCCATGCTCTACTACGCGGCGGACAACTCTCTCATCCTGTTCAAGACGAACGGGCACGCGGAGAAGGTCGACATTGAGACGTGGGCTCAGGTGTGGGACGTTGCCATCAGCGACTACACCTCAGTCGGTCCTGTCTACAGCATGCATCTCCACAACCTGGAGGGAGGCAACTATGCCTGGACTGCGAATGGCACCGTCCATGAGATGAACCTCGTGACTGGCTATGTCACTGACTGGTCCGAGGCCAGTGGCAGCTACATCGCCTCCGACAAGTACAGCGACGGTCGCAACTCCTCCATTGCTGGCTTGGCCACTTCCGCCTCCTCTGGCTCGCCCGGTTCGACGTCCAGCTCGGTGGACTACGCCCAGTCCACGCTGCTCTACAACCGGATCAGCGACAGCCGCATGCCGCTGTCCGACTTCATCCTCGGCATGTCTCTCTACGCTGGTTTCCAGGAGAGTGAGATCTATATCGACCCGGCGATCGATGACACCATCGACGGCGCGATCATCAGCAAGCTCACGAGCTACAAGGCGGTCATGCAGGCCATCTGCGTCGCCTATCGCATTGAGATGTTCGAGAGCGCGGGCGTCATCAAGTTCACCCGCCGCTCCCTGGGCTCTGGGGCGTCGACCTTCGCGGTTGTCGATGACGACCTGCTCATGCAGGACCCGAACCAGATCAACAGTGAGAACCCGACCCTCCAGATCCGTCGCGAGGAGGAGCTGGCTGTTCCTCAGGAGGTCTCTCTCCGCTATATCGACAAGTCTCTTGGCTACCAGTGGAACATGCAGAGCGCCCACCGCTCGCAATTCATCACCACCAATGGCTCGGACGAGCAGATGAGCCTCGAGTTGCCGATCATCATGCTTGCCAGCGAGGCCAAGGAGATCTGCACCCGCATTCTCTGGCAGGCGTGGAACAGCCGAGTGTCCTACTCTTTCCGCGTCAGCCAGGAGTTCGTGGCAGTCGAGCCGGGTGACTTTGGCACCCTCACTTCTCAGTCCAAGCTGTTCAACATCAAGGTGGCTCAGGTCACCTACAACACGGACTTCAGTCTCAACATCCAGGCCACCAACTCGATTTCGGACGAGAGCCTGACGATCGTGGCCGACACTGGTGGTCAGGGAGATGACGCGCCCAAGGGGCCGTCTATCTCTGACATCTTCATCTTCGATGTGCCGCTCCTGCTCCCCGAGCTCGATGGCTCTGCGACCAGCAACTGGCCCTATTATGTCTATGTGGGGCCGATCAGCTACGAGCAGACCTGGGCTGGCGGAAACGGCTTCGTCACGGCGGACGGCACCAACTACGACCAGATTGTCACGAACGTCGACACTGGTCTCGTGCTCGTCGCGAAGACCGTCCCGGACTTTGATGAAGGCACCTGGATGAGCTGGAACGACGACGCGGAGATCGTCTGCGTGCCCAAGGAGGGCGACATCGACCTGCTCGAGAGCGCCACCAAGGCCGAGGTCCTGGCCGGGGCGAACCTCGCCTTCTGGGGCGACAACGGGCGCTGGGAGCTGATTGCCTTCCAGACGGCGACGGACAACGGCGATGGCACGTTCACCCTGGGCGGTCTGCTCAGGGGCCTCCGGGGCACCGACTTCAACATGGACACCCACATCAAGGGCGACTATGTCGTCCTGGTGAACACCGAGCTCGTCGACGCGGTCGGCGCCAAGCTGACGGACATCGACCAGAGCCGCACCTTCCGCGCCGTGGGCTTCGGCCTCGAGCTGGCGGACGGGCTCAGCAAGACGACGACGCTCAGGGGCTACGGGGCACTCCCCGTCGCGCCGACTGCCGTGACCGCAGAGCGTTCAATTGCCGACGCGACGGGCGACATCGTGCTCAGCTGGGACCGCCGTGGTCGCCTCATGCGCCCCATGGTCCCTGGGCAGGCCAATGCAGATCTCACGGTCAATGAGACCAACGACTATCTCGTCACGGTCTATCGCTGGCCGCACTATGACACCTGGACCTTCAGCTCAGGGCGGTGGCACGGCTCCGACACTGGCGTCGACGCCGACAGCTACACCATCGAGGTCACTGGTGCGACCACGACCACTCTCACCGCGTCGGCTTTGAGGGCGAACCAGATCTATGAGTACGAGGCTCCTGACAACCTGTACTCCTCGGGGTCGACCTTCTCCCAGCACGAGGCTGGATATGAGATCGCAGCGAACGCCACCGCGAACGTGCAGATCCCAGACCTGGGCTACGACGAGTTTGTCGCCTTCAGGTCGATTGATGTAATGATCCAGCAGAAGACCACTGTCGGAAACGAAACTGGCTATGGTCCCGGACGTCGCATGACTATCGTGATCAAGGACACCTAGATGGGCACCAACAACCTCGGAAGGACGAATGTCGTCGTCGGCGACGACGGCAAGGAAGTCCTCATCGCAGCCTCGGACGACGCTCTAGACGCGGCCCTCACCGCCGAGCTCGAGTTTGCCTGGTCGGGCGCGGACGCCCTCAAGTCGGTCTCGACTGCCCAGTGCCAGGGGGCCTTCGTCTTCACGATGACCGGGACGACCAGCGATGGTGCTCCGACCCTCAAGTTTCCGGCTGTGCAGCGTGGCATGGTGCTCGTCAAGAACGAGACCGATGTTCTCATCTATGTTCGCGACTATACCTCGTCCACCTTCGTGCTCTGCCCGGCGAACACCACAGTCGCCATGTATGTCAGCGCAGACGCTGTCGTCAAGATCTTTGAGAGTGTGAGTGCCACGCTCCCTGACACCTCTATCGACGCCTGCCGTGTCGCGACGACTGCCAACATCACGATTGCCACGGCCCTCAACAGCGGCGACACGATCGACGGTGTGGTCCTGGCAGACGGCGACCGCGTCATGGTCTGGAAGCAGACCACTGCATCGGAGAATGGTGTCTACGTGGTGGACGCCAGCCCCTACCGGGCCACCGACTTCGACGAAGACATCGAGGTTCTCGCGGGCACCCTGGTCGCAGTGACCGATGGCACCGCGAACGGCGACCAGCTCTACATGATGACGACCAACAACCCCGTCATCGTCGGCACGACCGCCATCGTCTTCAAGCGCCTGAGCCAGAACGCTGTGGCCTTCGCCACCGCCGCCCAACTCTACGCTGGGACCAATGCCACCCGCTCCATCTCACCCTCCGTTCTCTCCAACATGTGGAAGAAGGGGTCGAGCATCGCCTCCGCTGGCACTCTCTCAGTCGGATCGGGACGCTACTTCCGGGTCACTGGCACCACGACGATCACGGACATCGACTTCGCCTCTGCCTCGCTCGATGGTCGCGAGTGCGTGCTCGAGTTCGCCGGGGCGCTCACGCTGACCAACTCTGCCAACCTGGTTCTGCCGGGTGGAGCCGACATCACCACGGCGGCTGGCGACATCGCAGGCTTCGTTCAGTACAACGCGGACGAGGTCCACTGCGTCTGGTACACCCGCGCGGACGGCACTGCAGTGGTCAACGCGGCCTTCTCTGCAGCCTCGACGACCGAGCTGCTCACCGCCGCCGACAACACCAAGGCGGCGACGCCTCTCAACCTCTATGCGCTCTGGGGCAAGGGCACCGACACCGCGTCGGCAGGCACCCTGGTCATCGACGAGGGTGGCTATCTCCATGTCACCGGGACGACCACGATCACTGACATCGACTTCGCCACGGCGGTCAACGGTCGAGCCGTGACGGTGGTCTTCGATGGCATCCTCACGCTGACCCACAACGCGACGACCCTCAAGCTGCCCAGTGGGGCGAACATCGTCACCGCCGCTGGCGACCGGGCGTGCTTCGTCCAGGACAGCAGCGACAATGTCATCTGCCTGTGGTACACCCGCGCCGATGGCACTCCTCTCGTCGGTGGCACGATCACCGCCGCCTCGACGACCGAGCTGCTCACTGGCACCGACACTGCCAAGACCGTCACAGCCGACGCGGTCGCCGCGCTGTGGGAGAAGGGCAGCGCCGTCGCCTCTGCTGCCACCCTCTCCCTGGGCGAGGGCGGCTACTTCCATGTGACGGGCACGACCACCATCACTGACATCGACTTCGCCACGGCAAAGAACGGGCGGAAGGCCATCCTGGTCTTCGACGGGTCCCTGACCCTCACCCACAACGCGACGACCCTCCTGCTCCCTGGCGGGGCCAACATCACCACTGCCGCCAACGACCGTGCCTGCTTTGTCCAGGACGCGGGAGACAACGTCTACTGCGCTTGGTACCAGCGAGCGGACGGCACCGCGCTCGTGGCCTCTGGCTTCACTGCGGCCTCCACCACGGAGACCCTCACCGGGACCAGCACCACCAAGGCCCTGACGCCTGACTCAGCCGCTGCCCTGTGGGAGCAGGGTTCGAACGTGGCCTCCGCAGCCACCGTCTCCCTGGGCGAGGGTGGACACTTCCACATCACCGGGACGACCACCATCACGGATATAGACTTCGCCACCGACAAGGCAGGTCGCCGCGCCACGGTCACGTTCGACGGTGCACTCACTCTCACCCACAACGCGACCACGCTGATCCTGCCTGGCGGTGCGAACATCACGACCGCTGCTGGCGACACGATGAACATCGTGTCTGAAGGCTCCGATGTCATCCGCGTCACCAGCTACACCAAGGCGGACGGCACCGCGATCACCGCCTCTGGGTTCACCGCCGCGTCGACCACGGAGGTCCTCACCGGGACCAACACGACCAAGGGAGCGACCCCTGACGCCATCGCCGCGCTCTGGGAGAAGGGATCGGACGTCGCCTCGGCGGCCACGATCTCCCTGGGAGAGGGCGGCTTCTTCCACATCACTGGCACCACGACGATCACCGACATCGACTTCGCGACTGACAAGTCGGGACGTCATGCCATCTTGGTCTTCGACGGGGCGCTCACGCTCACTCACAACGCCACGACCCTGATCCTCCCTGGTGGAGCGAACATCACCACGGCGGCTGGAGACGCCTGCCTCGTCGTCTCCGAGGACGGCTCCGACAACGTGCGCGTGGTCTGGTATCAGAGGGCCAGCGGCAAGTCGGTCAGGCCCGCCACCCAGACGATCGCCATCGCCTGCTCGGACGAGACCACGGCAATCACAACGGGCACTGCGAAGGCAACCTTCCGCATGCCCTATGCTTTCACACTGACTGAGGTGCGGGCCTCTGTCACGACTGCCCCGACTGGTGCCATCCTCATCATTGACATCAATGAGTCCGGCTCCACCATCATGACGACCAACAAGCTGTCCATCGATGCCAGTGAGAAGACCTCCACAACGGCGGCGACGGCGGCTGGTCTCACTGACACTGCTCTTGCAGATGATGCAGAGATCACCATCGACTTTGACCAGGTTGGCTCCACGGTCGCGGGCGCTGGTGTCAAGGTCTATCTCATTGGCTATCCGACGAATGGGTGACACGTGAGCTTCGTCCTCAATCCATACCGCTACAGCGCGGCAGCCTTCTACCAGTACGCCTCCTGTGATGGTGCGAATGCCGACATCTACGACAACGGTGGAATGCACTCCTCTGGTACATTCACGGTGCCTGCTGCCTGGAATGGTCGCAAGGTCCGCGTGGGCGCGGGTGGTCGATCCTCGGCAAACTCCACCGCCGTCACGATCACCATGAACAAGAATGGATCTCAGTTCGATGGGGCGGCAGAGTATGCAGGCTCCTCTGTCACGAGCAACCCAGGAGGGGCGACTGGGCACTCCGCGCCCATCGTGGTCTCCACTGGCGACACCTTCACCATGTCTGGCCCTGTCAACAACACCAATGGAAGCTGGAAGTACATGGAGGTCCTGGCCAGCGGTGTGAACGGGGCCATGGCAAATCGCAGCAGCACCTTCTCAGTTGGCACTGCCTTCACCACGTGCGAGTGGAACCAGGAGCTCTACGACACCAATGGATACTTCACGACAGGATCCCCGACGATCTTCACCATCCCGTCTGGGACCTCTGGGCTCCACCGCGTGCAGGTTGGACTGCAGTGCACGGCTCCTGGCACCGAGATGGGTCTCCTGCTGTCCACAAGTGCCGACCCTGGCAACATGGAGTGCGACAATGCAGGAGGCGTCCTCAGCATCTTCAGCCCTCCACTCGCCCTGACCACTGGCGACACGGCATCGGCTTCGGTCCGCACCCAGTCGGCCACGACGATGGCCGCTGACAACAACACCTGGTTCTCAATTGAGGAGCTGCCGTCCGGCCTGAAGTACGCAATTGGAAAGTGGGGATCTTCCCAGTCGGTTTCCTCTGGTTCGACCTTCACTGCTGTCAACCCTGACACGGAGTACGCGGATGTCGGCGGCTGGTTCACAGCGACGCAGGATCACTTCACCGTGCCGTCCGGGACCACGGGCCGCGTCCGCCTGGGCTTCTTCATCAAGAGCACCAACACTCTCGGCTCCGCCTGGGGCTTCGGCTTCTTCAAGAACGGCTCGGAGTTCCAGACCATGGCCTACAATGCCCAGACCAATGCCAGTGTCGAGTGCCTGCATGGCGTCACCGGGATCATCGAGGTATCGGCTGGAGATACCTTTGAGTTCCGCGCCCGCACGGCTGCTGGCGCCATGAGCGTGGCGGCGAGCAGCTTTGTGTGGATTGAAGAGGTCCCGCTCGTGTCGAGCTGAGTCTCACGCTGGCGGAAAGTTCGCTTGCGGAGAGGTCCGAGATCGGGCTAGTCTCGGGCGAGATCAAGGAGCTCCGTCATGAAGACATCAAAGCGTGCCGTCCAGTTCATCCGGGACCACGAGGGCCTCCGCCTGACCGCCTACAAGGACGCGGTCGGCGTCTGGACCATCGGCTATGGTCACACATCTGACCCCAAGTATCCCGTGCGACCGGGCATGCACATCACCAAGGCCAAGGCCGAGGAGATGCTGGCCTGGGACATCGCCGAGGCCGAGACGGTCCTCGACAAGGCGGTCAAGGTGCCCCTCAACGGCAACGAGTACGGCGCTCTCATCAGCCTCATGTTCAACATCGGGAACGGGGCCTTCCTCAAGTCCACCCTCCTGAAGCGCCTCAATCGCGGCCAGCGCCGCCTGAACGCCGAGTTCGGGATGTGGGTCAAGGGAACCAAGAACGGGAAGCGGGTCACGCTCTCGGGCCTGGTCCGCCGCCGCGCCGAGGAGGCAGCCCTCTTCGCCACTCCCGAGGCCCTGGGCGACAAGGTCGTGAAGCAGCCCCCGATCGTCGGGGCCACCGAGGAGACGACGGACGCTCGAGACGCCAAGAAGGGCGTGGCCGAGGACAAGTCCAAGGAGCCGCCGATCAAGAGCCTTCTCGGAGGCGCTCTGGCCGCTCTGCTCGCCCCGATCCTCCAGGTCTATGCCCAGCTGAAGGACGCCTTCGGCGAGGCCGGACCCGTGGCCATCGTCCTGTCGGTGCTTGCCATGGCCGCCATCGCATACGTGGTCTTCCACTACGTGAGGGCAGGCCGCGCGGACCCTACCGCCGAGGCAGGAGGCTGACCATGGGCTTCATCCTCTCCCTCGTCGCCTTCGTCTTCACGAAGGTCCTCAGCCCCCTGGGCCTGAGCTTCCTGGAGCCGCTCCTGCGGTTCTTCGAGGCCCGTTCGGCGAGCGAAGCGGTGAAGGTCGGGCACTTCACCACGGCCATGACCGCCGCCCTCGACGCCGAGGTCCAGAGCCGAAGGATAGCCTCCCAGGAGCGCATCGCCCTCTGGGGCAGTCCGCTCTACAAGCTGCTGATCACGGCCATCGTACTCCCTCCAGCGGCCTACTCCGCCCTGGTGTTCGGTGACTCGATCTTCCACTGGGAGTTCTATGATGTCGACGCCGCGCCGACGCGGTTCGAGGAGCTTGGCTTCAACATCCTGATGACCTTCATCGGGGCGTCCGGGGCTGTTGGTGCAGTGTCTAGCCTGAAGGGTGTGTGGAGAAAGTGATGGAGCAGAGGATGATCAACATCACCGAGGACGAGCTCCGAAAGATTGTCTCAGAGACGGTCAAGGAGACCCTCACGACAATTGGCATCCAGCACGAGGATCCAGTTGAGATGCAGCGCGACTTCACGCACCTGCGAAACTGGCGAAAGGCAGTGGACACTGCTCGATCGACCTCGATGCTGACGGCCATCGGCATCTTGATCACGGGTCTCATGGGGGCACTCTGGCTGGGCTTCCAGGCAATGCTCAGCAAGGGAGGCACGCCTTGAGTGGAGCCGACATCAAGGGCCTCGACCTCGTCGAGGTCCAGCAGTTCTGGATGGACAGTGGGCAGAACATCAGCAAGACGGCCCGCCACTTTGGTGTGACACGACAGACGATACAGAACCATGTCAGGAAGATGCCTGGATATGGCAAGCCTGTGGTCGGCGGCAGGGTCGCCGGGCTCAAGACGATCAAGGCCCACACCCCTGGGCAGATCAGGCGCTACATCCTGACATCCGCGCAGAACAACACCAAGGTCCCTGACAAGCTGTGGCAGAACCTGCTGGCCCTCAAAGACTACTACCAGGCCGAGCTCTTCGTCGGGACGTTCACCTACAACAAGTCGGCCTATGGCCCGATGGCCGTCAAGAAGGGCACCTACACCGGGGATGAGAAGGAGCTCTGGTACGACGAGCGACTACTTCCTTATATCCGTGATGAACGGGTTCAGCTGGCCCAGGGGCTGGTGTGGTGCGGGGAGATGAACATCCTCCCGACAGCCCAGAGGCCGCTCTCCGAGCTTCACACGTACACTGGTCTCCAGTCGGGCATCTTCCCCCACTCCAAGATTGCCCTGAAGTCCGTCCCGACATCCAAGTCGGAAGCGCCCAAGTTCAATTACACGACGGGCGCGTGCACCATGAAGAACTACATCCAGAAGCTCGCCGGTCTCAGGGCTGAGTTTCATCACACGTATGGTGCCCTCCTTGTTGAAGTCGATGTTGATGGCGTGTGGTACGTCCGTCAGCTTAACGCGGATGCGAAGTGGCGCATATTCGACCTCGACGTAGTCGCCACGGACGGGGTCGTGGAGCCAGGTCAGGCAGCGGAGGTAGTCGTATGGGGTGATATACATGTCCCACGAACAGATGAACAGATCCTCGAAGCCGCGTGGTCCGATGGTGGCATTCTCGACCAGCTTCGCCCACGGACGCAGGTCTTTCACGACATCATTGACTTTCATGCTCGCTCCCATCATGAGATCAAGGATCATGTCAAGATGTTCCGGCGACATGTCCTCGGCGCTGAGTCGATCTGGTCCGAGCTGCGACTTGCAGCCAGCTTCCTCGACCGGGCGTGGCGGGACTGGTGCGCCAGCGTGGTCGTCAACAGCAATCACGATCGTGCCCTGGAGCGGTGGGTTGTGGAGGCCGACTACAAGAAGGACCCGAAGAATGCGCGGTTCTACCTCGAGGCCACCGCCGCGTGGTACAAGGCCATCGAGGACAAGAACGACGACTTCTTGCTGACCGAGCACTGCATCACCGCCGCTGGCCTCCAGCACGAGGTCGAGTTCTTGCGGCGCGACGAGAGCTGCGTCATCAAGGACATCGAGCACGGCTATCATGGAGACGACGGACCGAACGGGTCGCGGGCGACGGCGGCGAACCTCGCCAACCTGGGCCGGAAGATGAACGTCGGTCACACGCACACAGCTGAGATCCACGACAGCGTCTACATCGCGGGCACCTTCAGCAGTCTGGACATGGACTACAACCATGGCCCATCGTCCTGGAGCCACTCGTTCATCGTGGTCTATCGCAACGGCAAGCGTGCCATCGTCACCATGCAGCCGGACGGCAGGTGGCGCGTGCCAAGCATGCCTGAGTCACCCCGGTCCCTGGGCAAGTACGCTCACGGCCCTGCCTGATGAATGGGTTGCACAATCTGGTCTGCTCCACTTAGGCCCAGGGGCGCAAGTTGTGGAGGCCCGGTCCTGCGCGCGTGCTCGAGAGAGGGGCTGGCCACCAATTAACTCTCTTCTTCCTAAGCAAAAGAGAAGAGAATTGGTAAGTTGTTGTTCGACCAGGCCCTCGAATGGACTCTCACAGCAACGCACTGACTCAATGGAGATGAGCACAGAGGTCCCGATGCCAAAGGTGACTGCCCATGACCCCTGGGTAGGGCAGGCTGCACCCATGCAGTACATCCCGAAGACCACGCCGCTGGATCACCAGCGCAAGCAATTCGAAGAGCACGGCCTCGAGCCTGCCTGGGCATTGCTCTGGGAGCAGGGCACCGGGAAGACCAAGGAGCTGCTCGATGAGATGGGTGCGTTGATCGCTAAGGGCGCGGTCGACGCGGTCATCGTGATCGCGCCGAACGGCGTGCACATGAACTGGCTCAACGATGAGATACCCAAGCATGTGCCGGATGAGCTCCGAGAGCGTCTCCACCCGCACGTGTACCAGACCATAAAGGCGGAGACCAAGTGGCACCAGCGGGCGCTGGATCGCTGCATCAAGAGCGCGGGCATCCCCATGCTGCTCTTCAGCTACGATGGCTTCGTGACGCCCAAGGGCAAGAAGGCCGCGTGGCGTCTCCTCCAGCACAAGAACGTGCTCTTCATCGCCGACGAGGCACACCACATCAAGACGCCTGGTGCTCAGAGGACGAAGACGATCCTCGCCGCGTCCAAGTACACCAATCACAAGCGCATCTCAACAGGCACTCCGGTCGCCGTGGGGCCGTTCGACCTCTACGCCCAGCTGAAGTTCGTCAAGTTCGACGTGTGGGACGAGATCGGCTGCAGCACCTTCTCTGCCTTCAAGACGTTCTTCGGCGTCTGGGAGAAGGGCTACAACAAGAAGCAGGGGCGCGAGTACGACGTCTTGGTGTCCTACCGGAACCTGCACATCCTGAATGAGATCCTCGGCAAGATCTCCAGCCGCGTGCTGAAGGAGGATGTGCTCGACCTGCCGCCGAAGCTCTACACCAATCGCTACTATGACATGACGCCCAAGCAGCGCGAGCTCTATGAGGCCCTGCGCGAGGAGTTCATGATCGACTGGGGCGATGGTCGCATCACCAATGCCTCTCTGGCCATCGTCCGGCTGCTCCGCTTCCAGCAGGTGCTCTGCGGCTACATCCCGTTCGAGGATGAGATGGGGAACAAGGGCGTCGAGATGATCGCCGGGAAGAACCCACGACTGGACTGCCTGCACGAGGCGATAGAGGACCTGCCGCACCAGGGCATCGTCTGGGCACGGTTCACCAAGGACCTGGACCTGATCATTGACAGGCTGAAGGGCGACGGGAAGAAGATCAGCCGCTACGATGGCACGATGACCGACGAGCAGCTTCTCAAGAGCAAGCAGGCATTCAACGCCGGGGAGACGGACTTCTTCGTCGGGAACCAGGCGATGGGGGCCGAGGGCCTCACGCTGAACGGAGCCAAGTCGACGTTCTACTACAACAACACCTTCCGGTTCATCCATCGTCTCCAGAGCGAGGACCGCAACCACCGCATCGGGCAGGACGGGGCCGAGCACGAGGTCCATGTCCAGGAGGATCCCTATGCCCAGTGGCAGGACGAGCCGCCTCCGAAGGTGCAGTCCAAGCAAGTTGGCGTTCTGTACACGGACTTGATTTGCCAAGACAGCGTGGACGAGCACTTTATACGCAACCTGCTGCGGAAGCAGGATGTCGCCTCCAAGATCACAGGCGACCAGCTCAAGTCGTGGATCTCAACATGAGTCGGTCCTACACTGCTGAGGGCGTGCACGAGTTCTACCATCCCACGCGGGATTGGGAGGAGGAGCCGCATACTCTCAAGGTCGTGATGGAGCTCGAGGAGGGAACCGACTATGAGGCGTATGGCTCCACATACGTGCCACGCCACTGGTGTGAGTGCAGTGGAGAGACATGGTTCCTGGACGACCTTGAGGTCGCCGACTGGGCCTTGCAGCATCACCTGCGTGTCATGGGCTTCACGCAGGAGCAGGTGAACAAGATGAAGGAGAAAGCCCGAGACACAGGAGTAAATACATGACCGAGACGCACGACTACAGCGAGTTCCACGAGGCACCGAAGGCTGGCGACAACGCCATGGCCCGCCTCTCTGGGCTTGCCCGCGACCAGAAGGCTGCCGAGGCCAAGGTGGCCAAGATCCAGCAGCAGCTCCAGGAGGCCCAGGAGGAGCTCGACCGCATCGCCCAGAAGGAGCTCCCGGAGCTCATGCAGGAGCTGCGGCTGAAGGACTTCACGACCGAGGATGGTGTGACCATCCAGGTCAAGGAGAGCATCCACGCCTCCATCCCGAAGAGCCGCGCCGACGAGTCATTCCAGTGGCTCGAAGACCACAACAACGCTGGCATGATCAAGCGCACTGTCACCGTCGCCTTCCCGCGCGACGAGGAGAAGTGGGCCAAGAAGTTCCTGGCCGACATGGCCAAGCGGAAGCGGCCTCTCGACGTGAAGGTCGAGCGCAGGGTCGAACCGGCAACCCTCAAGGCGTGGGTGACCCGCCAGCTCGAGGCGGGCGTCGATCTCCCGCAGGAGCTGTTTGGCATCCACCGCCGCAAGATCACCCAGGTGGAGGTCAAGACTTGAAGAAGCAGCTGAAGCCGACCGTCGTCATGGTCGGGGAAGATCAGGCACCGGGTGGCATCCTTGTCATCCGGTTTGACGAGAACACCAGCCACTCTGGCATCATGAAGCAGGTCATCGACGGCCTGGTCGAGGCCAAGTGGGCGAAGCGCCGTGAGATGGAACAGGAGATGGCCACATGTCTGAAGAACGGACTGTACCGCAGGACAATCGGCTGACGCAGCTCCCGGAGAGCATGCGGGCCGACTTCCTGATCTACCTCGAGAGCCCAAGCACGGGCCTCGTCGTCACCGTCCGCCTGGGCAACCTCCGCTCGCTCCCGTCCTGCTTCGAGCCCGACGCGGCCAAGCTGATGGTGGCCGAGGGCCTGAACAAGCTGGCCACGGACTGGCGTCTCATGACCTCTGACGAGATCGACAAGTATCTCAACCACGAGATGAAGTCCTGGCCCTGGTTCTTCCAGGCGTTCATGGACGGCAACAAGCTGCACGATCTCCGGCAGAAGGACCGCGACTTCCAGATCGGCGATGTGGTTGTGCTCAAGGAGTACGACCCTCGCACTGGCAAGTACAGTGGTAGCGAGCTGGCCATGGAGATCAGCTACATGACATCGAATGACACGCCGTGCGCTCTCTCATCGAACGCGCTCGCACGTGACCACGTGATCCTCAGTCTCCGGAAGTGGATTACATAAAGGGACACCACGCAGCCCTCCCCTGGGCTATGCTGCCAATTGACCGACGCCCAGCGGTATATCAGGGCAACAAGGCCGAAGCACGGAGCGGCCATAAATTGCCTCCCTGCGAAACATAGGAGATCCCACATGGGAACCGCCAAGAAGAACGTGCCTGCCAAGACCGAGGAGCCTGGTGCCCTCACCAATGGAGCCTATGACTACGGCGCGGACGCCGGGGCTGGCTTCGAAGGGACCAAGTCGTCTGACCTCGCAATCCCTTTCCTGAACGTCATGCAGTCCAACTCGCCCTCCGTGGCGGATGGCACTCACAAGAACGGCGACATCGTCAACTCCGTCACTGGCCAGGTCTGGGCAGGCGACAAGGGCGTCCCGTTCCAGCCTGTCCACCACGAGCACAAGTTCGTCAAGTGGCGTCCGCGTGACAGCGGCGGCGGCATTCTCGGCACCTACGATCCCGAGGATCCGTATGTCGCCCAGACGCGCAAGCTCAACGAGAGCGCCTTCGGCAAGCTGCGCACCCAGGACGGCAACGAGCTCATCGAGACCCACTATGTCTACGGCCAGGTCCTCAACGAGGACGGCTCCGACAGCGATGGCTTCGCCGTGATGGCGTTCACCAGCACCAAGATCACCCCCTACCGCAAGTGGTCGACCGCGATGTTCCTGCTCAAGGGCAAGCCGCCGCTGTTCGCCAACCGCGCCCGGATGGTCACGGTGAACGACAAGAACGAGAAGGGCCAGGCGTTCAAGAACATCGAGTTCAAGCCCCTGGTCGGCGCCAACTGGCTGAACAGCCTCATCCCGCCTGCGACCGAAGCGGGGCGCAACCTCCTCGAAGGTGCCAAGAACCTGCGCGAGATGATCCTGTCCGGTCTCGCCAAGGCCGACTACTCGACCCAGGACACGAGCGGCGAGGCCGCTCCGTCGGGCGAGAACGCGAAGGCCGGCAAGCCGGACGGCCACGTCCCGTTCTGAGGTCCCATGCAGCCTCGGAACACTGGGGGATGGCTGTTGCGTCGTCCATCCCCCTTCAACACTGGAGGGACGTCTCATGGAAAAGTTTGTCACAGATCAGCCGCTGCCCGAGGGCGTCGATCGCGAGCTGCTCACCATTCTCGCCGAGGAGTGCTGCGAGGTCGGCCAGCGCGTCAGCAAGGCGCTGCGCTTCGGCATCAAGGAGGTCCAGAAGGGCCAGCCCCTGAGCAACGATCAGAGGATCGCCCAGGAGCTGGGTGATGTGATCTGCGTTGCCAACATGCTGGTCGGTCGCGGCCTGTTCACCCACGATGAGATCCAGGCCGCTGCAGCTGACAAGCGCAAGCGGCTGATGAAGTATCTGCAGAGCGAGTTCTGAAATGGAGTGGTCTCCAGAGCAGGAGCGGGCACTGGGTGCTGTCAACGATTGGATGACAGACCGTGGCTCGCAGGTGTTTCGTCTCTTCGGGGGCGCGGGCACTGGCAAGACGACGATCGCCAAGGCGATTGCAGAGGGAGTGGGTGGCACCGTCATGTTCGGGGCCTACACCGGGAAGGCCGCGCACGTTCTGCAGACCAAGGGCTGCCACGGCGCGAAGACCATCCACAGCATGATCTACCACAGCCGGGACCAGAGCGCCGCCCGACTGAAGGAGCTCGAGCAGCGTGTCCTTGAGCTCCTGAACGAGCTCCGCTCCGAGCTGCACGACGAGGACAAGCACCTGGCCGACAGCGACCCCAGGGTCATGGAGCTGAAGGCACAGATCGACCAGGAGCGGCAGAATGTCTCCAGGCCCATGTTCCAGCTGAACTATGACAGTGAGGTCAAGTACGCGGACCTGGTCATCATCGACGAGTGCTCGATGGTGGACGGGGCGATGGCCGATGACCTGCTCTTCTTCGGCACCAAGATCCTGGTGCTCGGCGACCCTGGGCAGCTCCCACCCGTGATGGGCGAGGGCTTCTTCACCAAGGAGCAGCCGGACTTTCTCCTGCAGGAGATCCACCGCCAGGCGAGAGACAACCCCATCATCGACATGGCGGCGAGGGTCCGCGCGGGCGAGTCACTGGAAGTCGGGACCTGGGGCGAGAGCCGGGTCATACCGCTCAGCGAGGTAAATCCCCAGCTTGTGTTGGACGCCAGCCAGCTCCTTGTGGGCCGCAACGCGACGCGGCGAGACTACAATCGGCGCATGCGCCAGCTCCTCCATCCTGAGCACCAGTCCTGGATCCCCCTGGGCGGTGACAAGCTGGTCTGTCTCCGCAACAATCACGAGGTCGGCCTGCTGAACGGTGCCCAGTGGGAGGCCATGGGTGTCTTGAGCGCGGACGAGGACCGCATCATCATGAAGGTCCGGTCCATGGACAACGATGCCCTGCTGGACGTCGAGGCTCACTCCCACCACCTGCTCGGCAGGACCGACGCGATCCCGTGGTGGTCCCGCAAGGAGGCCGAGGAGTTCGACTATGGCTATGCCATGACCGTGCACAAGTCTCAGGGCTCACAGTGGGATGACGTGGTCGTCTTCGATGAGAGCTACTGCTTCAGGGAGGATCGTCACAAGTGGCTCTACACAGCGATCACCCGCGCGGCCAAGACGATAACCGTCGTCAAGACGTAGGGCGTCTGCTTGAGCGTGTGCACAAGGATATATGCAGAGCACTGGAGCCCATAGGCTACATGCTGGTCAAGCGCCGCATGTCCAGAGCGAGGACCCTCGAGGTGGCAAGCATGCTAGAGAGGATCTCGCAGGACATCCGCCGGACGCTTGCTGACTGACACAACCAGAACATAGGATCAAAGCCTCATGCAATCAAGAGGACACAAGAAGATGATCGGCCCACAGACCCCGCTCGCCCAGGAGACACACGCCCAGAAGTATCGCGAGGAGGGCGAGGATTTCCGGGAGTACACCAATCGTGTCGCCAATGCCCTGACCGATGGGCCTGACGAATACCTGGCATTCCGCGACGACCTGGCCGATCAGGTCACCCTGCCGGGCGGGCGCATCCAGAAGGCCGCTGGCTCGATCCGTGGCGTGACGATGTACAATTGCTTCGTCTCCGGCACGATCCAAGACAGCTTCGTTGCAGGCGACGGCAGCATCATGCAGCGACTCACCGAGGCCGTCACGACCATGCGCCTGGGAGGCGGCATCGGCTACGAGTTCTCAACGCTGCGTCCCAAGAACGCCACCATCAAGAAGCTGGGCTCCAAGAGCTCGGGGCCGCTGGCCTTCATGGACATGTTCGATGCAGGATGTGCCTGCGTCAAGTCGGCGGGCGACCGCCGTGGTGCCCAGATGGGCACGTTCGACATCCACCACCCGGACATCATGGACTTCATCCATGCCAAGCAGGGGTCCGGTCGCTTCAAGAATTTCAACCTCTCCGTGCTGGTGACCGACGAGTTCATGGCCGCGCTGAAGTCCGGCCAGCCGTATGAGCTACGCTTCGGCGGGGAGAGCTATGGTGCCGCCGACCCGCGTGTCGTCTGGGACGCCATCATGCGGTCGACCTACGACTGGGCCGAGCCGGGTGTGATCTTCATCGATGAGATCAATCGCCGCAACAATCTCAACTACTGCGAGACGATCCGCGCCACCAATCCCTGCGGCGAGCAGCCGCTGCCTCCCTTCGGGGCCTGCCTCCTGGGCAGCATCAACCTGACCAAGCTGGTCGACACCTGGGGCGGTCGCCGCGTCTTCAACTTCACCCGTCTGCGCCAGGTGGTCGAACGCTTCGTCCGGGCCATGGACAACGTGGTGGACCGCAGCATCTACCCGCTGGAGGCCCAGCGCCTCGAGGCCCTCCAGAAGCGCCGGATGGGCATTGGAGTGACCGGGCTGGCCAATGCCATCGAGGCCCTCCTGAACCGCCCTGCCTACGGCGACGACGAGTTCGTCGAGTGGCAGCACAAGATCATGCAGGAGATCGCCCTGGTCGCCTACGAGACCTCCATCAAGCTCGCCGTCGAGAAGGGACCGTTCCCGCTGCTGGACCGTGGCAAGTACCTGTCCGGCGACGGCTTCGCGGCGAAGCGCCTCCCTGAGCATCTCCAGGAGCTGATCTGGAAGCACGGCATCCGCAACTCCCACCTGCTCTCCATCGCCCCGACAGGGACGATCTCCCTCAGCGCTGACAACGTGAGCTCCGGCATCGAGCCCGTGTTCCTCCACAGCTACACCCGCGACATCCTGCTGGACGACGGAAAGCGGACCGAGACGATCGAGGACTACGGCATCCGGACCTTCCAGGTTGGTGGGCGCACGACCGAGGAGGTCACCGTCGACCAGCACATCAAGGTCCTGGCCAAGGCCACCGAGTGGGTGGACAGCGCCGTGTCCAAGACGGTCAACATCCCGTCGGACTACTCGTTCCAGGACTTCAAGCAAGTCTACATGAAGGCGTGGGAGGCGGGGGCCAAGGGCTGCACGACCTTCCGCTCAGGGGGCAAGCTCCAGGGCATCCTGCGCGCCGAGGAGAAGGAGACCGTGGCCGAGGAGAAGCCCGCCGAGGCCTGCTTCTTCGACCCGGTGACTGGCAAGAGGGAGTGCGCCTGATGGGCAGCCGAGACATGACTGACTACAACGTCCACGTCGTCCGCCTGAGTGACAAGGCGGTGCTGGTGAAGCACGATGCCGACGACGACGATGACGACGCCTTCTGGCTGCCGCTCTCACAGATCGAAGGCGGCGACAACGTGACCCCTGGGGAGGGTGCCATCCTCGGGGTGCCGGACTGGCTGGCCCGAGAGAAGCACATGTGATGTGCGAGGCCTGCGAGAACACCGATGATCTTCCCGAGTGCGAGGGCTGCGGTTGCTGTCAGGACTGCTGCAACTGTGCTGAGACTGACTGCGACTGCGACGCCTGCCTCGGGCGTCGTGACATCAGCCCACCGCCGCCAATTATGGACAGCGCCTGACCCCTGGGTGGTGCACCATGCCCAGGCACGCCCCACGGGGCTCAACAGAGGAAAGACGTCATGAAGGACGACCGCAATGTCTGAGGGCAACAAGAAGAGCCACTCAGGCCTCCACAATCTCAAGCGCAAGAAGAACCGCCTTGCCGATGGCATCGCCGCCTGCCGCAACATGATCAATGATCAGGCAGTCCAGGCCCGCCTCCGGCAGCAGTACCGTGCCATGCATCTGGCCGACTGCTACATGCGCGGGCGCTCCTACTCCTTGGTGGAGGCCAAGCGCCACACCCAGCCGATCTGGGACCTGGTCGCTCACTACGTTCACCAGCACGGTGGGCCGATTGTCGTCATGCCTCCTCTCGACGAGTGGGCGATGACCAACACGAATGCGTGAGCCACTGCTCATAGGGCAGGCACCGGGTCCCAACACGGACCCGGCGCTGCCGCTCTATCCTCTGCCCAAGACCAGCGCAGGCGGTCGGCTGGCAGAGATCATGGGGCTGAGACCTCATGAATATTTCACGACCTTCGAGCGGATCAACCTGCTCCACAAGTTCCCAGGGAAGCACAAGCGCGACGACAAGTTCCCGATGAGGGACGCCAAGATCGCCGCGCGGGCAATCGAGCCGCTGCTGGCCGATCGCACTGTCGTCCTGGTCGGACGCAACGTGGCAAGTGCCTTCGGCCTGGACCTTCCGTTCCACTGCTGGAGCGAGGAGACCGCCCCCTGGGCAAGGATCGCAGTCGTGCCTCACACATCAGGCCGCAACTTCTGGTACAACGATCCCAGGAACCGGATCGAGGCCGAGCTGTTCTGGCTTGATCTGCTCAAGCAGCACGTTCCTGACAAAAACCAGTTGCCCAACATATTCTCAAGGCGCATAAAGCAGGACAGCCTGCTTAGGGCTCAACAGGAGTTACTTTCTCATGACAACGGTGACATTCCAGGGCATCCAGTTCACGGAGGCCATGCTGGCTGAGGAGAGCCTCGGCGAGCTTCTCAAGACCTACAACAAGATCGCCAAGGAGAACGGCGAGACCACGGTCAACAAGTTCTCCGACAAGAAGTCGGCGGTGCGTCGCGTGTGGGCCGTGCTTCAGAAGCACGGCAAGGCGACCAAGAAGACCGCCAAGGAGCCGAGCGAGCGCCGCGTGCGTGTCAAGCGGTTCAACTATGTCGCGGTCGGCCAGCCCAAGGCGTCCCGCGAGGACAGCGACGAGAACCCGGTCCTCCGGAACATGCTGCTCAAGGGCCTGCTGTCCAAGGACGGCCTCAGCTTCAACCAGGCCGTGGGCGTGGTGAACGAGTTCGATGCTCGCCGCCGCAAGCTCAAGAAGCCGATCCGCAACAACGGCAAGACCGTGGAGACGCGGGCCTACGAGGGCCTCCGCCTGATCCACTACTATCTCAACTACAGCCTCAAGCAGGACGGCGAGGGCGACGACGCTCCGATCAAGATCGTCGGCAACCGGAAGTCCTGACATGGGACGCAACTATGAGCGCCTGAGCATCGAGGACTTTGGCGCTCATCTCCTCCACACCGGGGACCTCGACCCCATCTACATCGCGCTCGACAAGATGGAGCTGGACCCTGTCCGGCTGTCGCAGTGGCTCGTGTCCTACTGGTGCCTCTATCACGCCGGGACCGCCTGCTGGATGGCCGATCAACCTGTGGGCCAGTTCTGGGACAACCTGATGACCGCCGCTGTGAACACGGCAGAGACCCCCATCGGTGGTCGCTGGCCGCGTGGTCACGAGCGCCGTCACTTCCGTGGCCAGCAGGCCATCGACGGCGTGAACAGCCTCCGCGCACGACATCCCTCTGGGCCTGCCGACATGGTCGCTGGCTTCCCTGCTCTTCTCTGTGGACGACCGAGTGTGCCGTTCAAGGAGATCAGCGAGCGTGCCCAGGAGGAGCGTGGCTTCGGTCCTTGGATCTCCTTCAAGATCGGGGACATGGTGGATCGCCTGGGGATTGTCCCGGTGAGCTTCGACCAGGCCGAGGTCTTCATGTTCAAGGACCCGACCGAGGCCGCGCTGAAGCTGTGGCGTCTCAAGGCTGGTCTCCACGAGGACGCCCAGCCGAAGGATAAGATCGGCGCCATCACGCAGGTGGTCGACTACCTGCGCATGAGGTTCAAGGACGAGACCGCGCCGCCCACTCACGAGCGGGCCGTGGACCTGCAGGAGATCGAGACGATCCTCTGCAAGTGGAAGTCTCACATGAACGGCCACTATCCCCTGCTGAACGACACGCTCGAGATCCGAGCTGGTCTGGCAGCCTGGGGCCAAGTCTCACCCATGGCCGCGCAGATGCGCCGCCTCATGCCGGAGGGGAACATCGCATGACCTACATCACGCATCTGCTCGCCGCCGCCCTGGGCCTGGTCTGCGGCGCTCTGCTCATGGGCCTGGCCACCATGGCAAGCATGGACCACGGCCAATTCATCAACCGTGCTGAGAAGGGTGACCGTCTCACCATAATCCCGGAACAACTGAGACAATGAAGGTTGGCATCGTCGGAGCCGGACTGTTTGGCTCGATCATTGGCCGCCACCTGATGGCCCAGGGGCACAGCGTGGCGATCATGGACTCACGCGAGGAGGGCAGCGGGTCGAAGCCCGCCGCCTGTCTGATGAAACCGGGGTGGCTCTCCAAGATCCCGCAGCTGAACAAGTGTCTCGAGCTGCTTGACACCTACTATGGTGTCCGGGATATCTCATTCAATGTGAACGGGCTGCTCAACCAGACCGTCCACTGGGTCGACCCTCGCCGCGTGCTGAGCCTTGGCCATGTCTACAACACGACTGTCATGTCGGTCGATCCTGTCCGGGGGATCGTCGACACGCCCAGGGAGAAGTTCGAGTTCGACCACGTGGTCGTCGCGGCGGGCATCTGGACGAACAAGCTGTGCCCCTGGACCGTCAAGGTGGAGCCGCGCTGGGGCACTGCCTTCCTGTGGCCTGAGCACGCCCAGAGCCACGTCCCGCCGTTCATAAGCCAGTGGGCACCCTACCGCCAGGTGGTGGCCTTCCAGCGCGGGGACGGCCTCTGGGCAGGCGACGGCAGCGCCCTCAAGAGCATGACTCCCGAGCGCGAGCTCGAGTCACTCCGACGCTGCCAGGAGAAGCTTGACATATGGCAGCAACCCACTTTCTTGAGGGGTGCAAGGCCCTATGGTACACCAACACCAGGAGCGCCGTGTGTGCTTGACCGCGAGGGCAAGGTCACGGTGGCGACTGGTGGGGCGAAGAATGGGACCGCCGCCGCCGCGTGGTGTGCCCTGAAGATTGGAGAGTACCTTGCTTGACAGCCCGTACATCATGCGCGAGGCTCGTGTGGAGGAACACGACGAGATCGCGCGGCTGGCGAAGACCAGCCCGTACACACGAGACTTCACCAACAGGGTGATGTTCAGCAGCGACGCGGCCTATGCCAAGGGCTGGATCCGCGTCCTGATCAAGGACAAGAAGATCATCGGCTTCTACTGCATCCGCAACAAGGTGCGCGGAGACCGAGCCACGAAGCTCTACTTCATCACCGTCCATCCAGACTGGCGCGGCAAGGGCGTGGGTGAGATGCTGATGCTCGCACTCATGGAGCAGGCACGGCGGCACGGCGGCGTGATCGAGCTCGACGTCGCCAAGGACAACCGGGCCAAGTCATTCTACGACCGCCACGGCTTCCGAGTGGAACATGGCGAGGCCCTGGGTGGAGCAGCATGGAGGATGAGATGGGACGCGCCCGCCTCCGTGTCACTGTAGACCGCTACGACATTCTCCGCTACGAGGCCGTCGAGTCAGGCGTCTTCGCCAGCGGGGACGAGTTCGACCAATTCGCGGATGGCACCCTGGTCAGCCGGGAGGTCTCCTATCGAGTGCAGGGGCTGACGTACAACCCAGGGCACCTTCTGCTCGACGAGCTGGAGAACCTCCTGGACCAACTAGCGGAGATCATGGATGATCATCAACGTAAGAGGGACCAGCGGGTCCGGAAAGTCAACACTGCTGAAGGCGGTGATGGACCTGTACAAGGGACAGAAGCTCCGCATCAAGCGTGAGGGCCGCAAGCAGCCGACAGGCTACGTGCTGAACCGCGCCGAGGGCGGTCGCCAGCTCTTCGTCCCTGGGCACTACGAGGTCGCCTGCGGCGGCTGCGACACGCTCGGAGGCTACGAGGAGAGCTACAGCATGATCCGCGAGGCCGACGCCCAGGGGATGGACGTCCTGTACGAGGGACTGCTGATCAGCGGCGAGGCCCAGAGGCCGATCGACCTGAAGGGTGAGGGCCGCGACATCCGGGTGGTCGTCCTGACCACGCCCATCGAGGAGTGCATCGCCTCGATCAACGCCCGCCGTCAGGAGAAGCGCGGGCCGGACGCGCCGCCCGTCAAGGAGAAGAACACCCGCGCCAAGGCACGAGCCGTCGAGCTCGCTGTGAAGCGCATGACCGAGGCAGGCATCCCGTGCATCCCGGCTGATCGCGCCGGGGCGCTGGACCTGGTGAAGGAGCTGCTCAATGTCGGCTGAGACCTTTGTCTTGAACCACCCCGACTTCTTCTGGCTGGCCCGCGAGCGAGAGAAGGTGCGGCTGGCTCGTCTCACCAACCAGGCACCGCCCTGGACCCACGACAACATCCTCGCCGAGTACCGCTTCTGCAATGTGCACCGCCGCCTGGACAAGGTGAGCGAGTGGCTCTGCTCGCAGGTGTACGATCGGCTGGAGGGACAGCCCCACATCTTCCTCGCCGCCATCCTCGCCCGCTGGATCAACAAGCTGGAGACACTGCAGGCCATCCAGCCTGCTCTCCTGGGCGATCCCAGCTTCGACATCCGAATGGCCCTGAAGGCCATCCACAAGGCGGGCGCTCCTGTCTTCGGCAGTGCCTACATCATCCAGAGCCCGACAGGGAAGGACAAGATCGACGGAATCCTGTGGGCCTTCGAGCAGATCGTCCAGCGCTGGCACGAGGGCTACAAGATCGCCCTTGAGACCAAGTCCATGGAGAAGGTCCACGAGTGGCTCATGCAGTTCCCTCACATGGGGCCGTTCATGGCCTACCAGGTGGTGTGCGACCTGACCTATGGCTGGCTGCTCAGGGACGCGGTCGACAAGATGGACTGGACGGTCGCTGGCCCAGGGGCTGCCCGAGGGCTGGGCTGGCTTGTTCACGACGACCCCGCCGCGTTCAACTACAACGGCGTCAAGGATCAAATCGTGATGCGGGCCTGGATGTACGACCTGCTAAAGTTGAGCCAGGAAGAACGTCGGTGGCCGCAAGCTGCCGGGCCGTGGGAGCTGGCAACCGTCCAGCACTGGTCCTGCGAGTATGACAAGTGGAGGCGCGGCCACGCGGGTGAGCGCCTGAAGAGGAGGTTCCAGCCGTGATTGTCATCAATGTGGAGAATGTCCACACAGCGCTGCCGGAGGTCCTGCATCAGCTGGACCTCAAGGGCGTCAAGCGCGAGAGCCGCAATGGTCCGGTGATCATGTTCCCCGATCCTGTGGCCATCGTCTACAAGCACCCCACTCAGCGGGTGATCCGCTGGGAGCAGCGGGATGCCAACCCGTTCTTCCATTTCTTTGAGAGCTTGTGGATGCTGAACGGGCAGCGCGACGTCGCCTTCGTTGAGCAGTTCGCCTCGAACATGGCGTCCTACTCGGACGATGGCCGGGTCTTCAACGCGGCCTATGGCCATCGCTGGCGGCAGTGGTTCCAGGTGGACCAGATCGCCACGATCATCGAGGCGCTGAAGGCCGACAAGGACAGCCGCCGCCAGTACCTCGACATCTGGGACGGCCACCACGACCTTGGGCTGCAGAGCAAGGATCTTCCCTGCAATGTCGGCGCGACCCTCCAGGTGAACGACCGGGGCGCTCTGGACATGGTCGTCCACAACCGCTCCAACGACATCGTGTGGGGTGCTCTCGGCGCGAACGCGGTCCACTTCAGCATGCTGCAGGAGTTCATCGCCAGCGCCGTCGGTGTCCCGGTGGGTCGCTACTGGCAGGTGAGCAGCAATCTCCATGCGTACGAGAAGACGCTGGCTGGAGTGCACGATCTCGCCGACCTGGCGGCTGATGGCTACCGGACGCAATACTCCAATCCCTACAAGGCCGGGGTCGTCGAGCCGTATGAGATCATGTCGGTCGACTACAAGACCTGGCAGCAGGACCTGTCCATCTTCATGAAGGAGGGGCCGATCATCGGCTTCCGGGAGAAGTTCTTCCGTCAGGTGGCCACGCCGCTCTGGCAGGCGCACAAGGCGTTCAAGACGAACACTGGCCTCGCCAAGTACGAGGTCCCGATGGAGATCCTCGACCAGTGCCGAGCCGCCGACTGGCGGATGGCCTGCCAGGAGTGGATCCAGCGCCGCCGTGCCAAGTGGTCACGTGCCAAGGATGATGGGGTGCACGCATGAGGCGGGCTGCTCGCATGTTCGGTCTCGCCTGCATCTGGGCGGCGGTCTTCAACCTGGGCGTGGTGTTCTACATCGCCTTCGTGAACAGCAACTTTGAGACCCATGGCATCAGTATGCTCGCCAAGTCCCTGCTGGTCACTGGCATCGGTCTCATTGGTGTAGTGGCCAACGACATCGCCCAGGTCATCCTTCCACCAATCGAAGACGGAGATATCTGATGTCCATGGAAGACACGTCCAAGGCCCTGTCCATCATCGGCGCTCGCTCAGGGGGCAAGGTGGAGCGGTGCCATGCCATCCCGCACATCGGTTCCTACAGCAACGCCGCCCACTCCTGGGGCGTCGCCATGCTGATGTTCCAGCTCTGGCCGGAGGACTTCCCGCGACTGGCCTATGCCTGCCTCGCCCACGACATCCCTGAGTCGTGGACCGGGGACATCCCCGCGCCCGTGATGCGCCATGTCCCTGGGCTGAAGGAGCGGATCGGCCAGGTCGAGGATCTGCTCATGGAGCGGCTCAACCTGCCGCACTTCAACCACCTGGCCCCCGAGGACCACGCGAAGCTCAAGGCATGCGACTGGCTCGAGTTCTACCTGTGGTGCCGCGAGCAGGGCGAGTTCGGCAACGCCTATGCCTACGAGGGCCAGAAGGAGATCGAGCTCTACATCGACAAGATGGGATTGCCGGCTCCGGCCCAGGGTGTCTATGAGAAACTGCGCGACATGCACATCGTCGGTGCGCAGTCGGGCGTGATGCGGACCATCATGGAGAGGATGCAATGACTGACGTGAATGAAAAGCAGGTTGGCGGACGGCACTACAAGTCCGGCTATCAGCACTGGGACTTCGTGATCACCCACGAGCTCCACTATCTCCTGGCCTGCGCCACCAAGTATGTGACCCGGCGCAAGGGTGATCGCTTTGAAGATCTCCAGAAGGCGATCCACTACATCGAGAAGATGATCGACGCCTCCAAGTCCGGCTCCGTCGAGATCGGCTGCAAGTTCTTCGCCGAGCGGCAGGAGGACATCGAGCTGTTCTGTCGCGAGAACGAGCTGACATTCCGCGAGTACGAGGTCATCCGCGAGATCGTGGTGGCCACCGACGCCGAGGGTCTCGAGACTGCCATCGAGATCATCCGCGAGATCATGAAGAAACTGCCGGGAGGCTTCTGATTGGCCAAGAAGAGCATGAGTCGCGGCGGGGGCCTCCAGCTCCCGCTGCTGCCGCCAGAGACGACCTTCGTCGTGCCGCGCCTGGCCGATCTCCCTCAGGACTGGAATGCCTGCAGGCGGATCGGCTTTGACGTTGAGACACGCGACGAGGAGCTCAAGACCCTGGGCATCGGGGTCCGCCGTCCTGGCTGCTACATGGTCGGCTTCTCCTTCGCCTTCGAGGACGGGGCCTCCTACTACGTGCCCCTGAGGCACTTCGGGGGCGACAACGTCGAGGACCCTGAGCAGGCGCTGCGCTATCTCAGGCATCAGGTCAAGAACTACCGTGGCACGGTGGTGGGTGCGAACATCCAATACGACCTGGACTACACTGCCCAGGAGGGGGCCTGGTTCGAGAACGCGGAGTACATCCGCGATGTCCAGATCGCCGACCCTCTCATCTATGAGCTGCACCAGAGCTACAGCCTGAAGAACATCGCCGAGCGTCACGGCATGCCCGGCAAGGACGAGGAGGAGCTCCGCCGCGCCGCCTCTGCCTATGGCGTGGACCCCAAGACGGGCCTCTGGAAGCTGCCGGGAAAGTACGTGGGCCGCTATGCCGCCCAGGACGCCGCCGCTCTGCTGCCCCTCCTGCGCAAGCAGGAGCGTGCCATTGACGAGCTGGACCTGTGGGACCTCTACAACCTCGAGTCACAGGTGACGCCCGTGCTCGTGAAGATGCGTCGCCGGGGCATCCTGGTCGACTTCGATCATCTCCAGCGCCAGGAGGACTGGTCGCTCGCCGAGGAGGCCAAGGCCCTGGGCGAGGTCAAGCGCCTGACAGGCTACGATGTCGGCGTCGGCAACGTGTGGAAGAGCGACGCCATGGCCGAGCCGCTGCGTCGGATCGGGATCGACGTCCCGGTGACCAGCAAGGGCGATGACAGCATCGACAAGGACTTCCTCTCCAGCATCGACCATCCGGTGGCGAAGCACCTGGCCTGGGCACGGAAGACCAACAAGCTGAGGACGACCTTCGCCGCGTCTCTCCGGCGCTACATGGTGAACGGGCGGATCCACTGCACCTTCAACCAGATCGCCGTGGACGACGGAGACGGGCATGGTCTCAAGGGTGCCCGCTATGGACGCCTCTCCTGCTCCGACCCCAATCTCCAGCAGCAGCCGTCCCGGGACGAGTTCGCCCAGGACTGGCGGCGGTGCTACCTCCCTGAGCACGGGAAGCTCTGGTGCTCGAACGACTACAGCCAGCAGGAGCCGCGCTGGACCACTCACTTCGCCGAGGTCTATCCGTTCGAGGACCCGATCGTCCGGGCCTCTGCCCACAGGGCAGCGCAGACCTACCGGGACGACCCGAACGCCGATAACCACGACATGATGACCCGCCTCGTCTACGGCGAGGACGAGGTCCGGAAGCTGCTCGAGCGCGAGGACAAGAAGACCTACAAGACCTGGCGCACCCGCTGCAAGATCATCTACCTTGGCCTCGTCTACGGCGAGGGAGGGGCGAAGCTGTGCGACGATCTGAAGCTGCCGACGCGGTGGGCCGTGTCCTACTACGTCGGACGGGAGCGCCGCCTGGAGTTCTTCCAGGAGGAGGCCGATGCCCGCGCCCACGCCCGCGAGGTCGAGCGGGCATACACCTGGAGGGCGGCGGGCGAGGAGGGCCAGGGCATCCTGGACCAGTTCAACGGGAACGCCCCTCATCTCTCGAAGCTCGCCAAGGCAGCCACCGAGATAGCCAAGACCCGAGGCTCGGTGAAGACGATCCTGGGGCGGATCCTCCACTTCCCTGAGCAGGTGGGTGGGGGCTTCGAGTGGACCCACAAGGCCCTCAATCGGGTCATCCAGGGCAGCTCCGCCGACCAGACCAAGAAGGCCCTCGTCGAGATTGACCGGGCCGGGCACTTCCTCCAGCTCCAGGTGCATGACGAGATCGCATGCTCTGTGGAAGATGAGAGCGAGGGGGTGGCCATCGCAGACATCATGCGGGAGTGCGTCCCCGCGAACGTCCCCTTCAAGGTCGACACCGAGTGTGGTCGGTCTTGGGGCGACAGCATGGGTTGAGGAGTATATTCATGATAGACGAGGAAGTGTTCGAAGAGTGGCTTCGGGGTGCCCGGCCTGGGCAGTGGCTAACCTACCACATCGGGCAGCACTTGTTTGGTCTCAATGGCCAGAAGAAGCGGACAGCCAGCATGGCCTTCAAGGCTGCCGAGGCTGGCGAGGTCTTCATCTGTCAGGCACGGGTCGAGGGCGGCGAGTTCGCCTACAAGGCCCTTCGATTGGACGACAAGCTGAGGAAGAGGATGCAGTCATGGACCTTGAAGCAGTAGGGCTGAGCAAGTGGGATCTCCGCTTTCTCAAGTTGGCGGACCACGTGGCCCAGTGGAGCAAGGACCCGTCCACCAAGGTGGGCGCGGTCATCGTCGACAGCGAGCGCCGCGTCGTCGGGATGGGCTACAACGGATTTCCCAGGGGCGTGGCCGATCTCCCTGGGCGACTGACCGACCGGACTGAGAAGCTCCGCTTCGTCGTCCACGCCGAGGTCAATGCGATCCTCAACGCGGTGCGCACCGTCGAGGGCTGCTGCCTCTACACAACCCCGATGTTCACCTGCGGCGACTGTGCCAAGGTGGTGGCCCAGGCAGGGATCCTGAGGGTGGTGTCAATCCAGAAGCCACTGGCCAACATCACGGACTGGGCGCTGCTGATGGACACGGCGCAGACCATCTATGACGAGGCGGGCATCAAGTATGTCCGCGTCACACCGGAGGTTCTGGAGCATGTCGAATGAGCGAGGCACACATGCGCCGTCGCGTCATCCAGTGGCTGAAGCCATTGAACGCGATACCAGTGGAGAACCCTGCGCAGCCTGGGACGCCAGACGTCAACTACGCCGAGGGCTGGGTGGAGCTGAAGAAACTGGCCGCGTGGCCCAGGGATGGCGAGGCTGTGGTCCGGGTCGAGCACTTCACGCCCCAGCAGCGCAACTGGCTGAGGCTGCGAAGGATGCGGGGCGGGCGGGCCTTCCTGCTGCTCCAGGTGAAGGACGAGTGGCTGCTGTTCCACGGTGAGATCGCCGCCGAGCATCTCGGCAGGGTCGACCGACAGATGCTGGAGCGGCTTGCCTCGAGGCACTGGCGTAATGGATTGCGGGCCGACGAGCTGCGGGGCATGCTTACACAATGATTGAAGTGACGCAGGCACAGAACCAGGAGGTCGCCGACTTCCTGGAGTGGTTCTATCCGGGCGGGCCGTGGGGCCTCTCGGCAAAGATCGACAACAAGCAGTTCATCACCCGTGTCTTCTCGGACAAGGTCGATGCTCTCAAGTTCATCACCGAGCACAACGGTGTGAACAACATGTATCTGGCCATCAACCCCTCCATTGGCGGCGGTGACGACAAGAAGTCCAAGAAAGAGAACATCAAGGAGATGCGCTGGGTCCATGTCGACATCGACACCCGGCGCGGCGAGGACATCCCCACAGATCTCATCCGCATTCGTGGTCTGCTGACCGAGCGGTGGCCGGACCTGCCAGAGCCGAGCCTGATCGTCTTCTCAGGTGGCGGCTACTGGGTCCTGTGGCGACTTGACGCCCCTGTCCCGGTGAATGGCGATGAGAAGCTCGCCGAGGAGCTCGAGCTCTACAACGTCCGGATCGCGCAGATCCTCGAGGGCGACGCCTGCCACAACCTGGACCGCGTCATGCGTCTGCCAGGGACCTGGAATTTCCCCGACGAGCGCAAGCTCAGGAAGGGGCGCAAGCCCGAGCTCAGCACCATCTTCAAGCAGAACGATGGGGTGCACAGTCTCTCCAAGTTCGCCAAGGCCGCGCCTGTCCAGTCGGGCGGCACCCTGGGCTTCAAGGCCACCGAGCAGGACAAGGTCGTGCTCAGCGGCAACGTGGCACGGGTGCAGGACCTGGAGGAGCTCAGGCAGTACAACCTGAACGATCGCACCCTGGTGATCATCCAGGGCGGTCAGGCCGGGGCCGTCGAGATCCTGGGGCCGAAGCTCGAGGGCAAGGACAACAGCCGCTCCGGCTGGCTGTTCGAGGGCGTGTGCTCCATGGTCCGGGCCAAGGTGCCAGATGAGACCATCTACGCCATCCTGATGGACCCCGCGTGGGGGATCAGTGAGTCGATCATCGACAAGGAGAACCCACACAAGCACGCCGTCCACACGATTGAGCGTGCCAAGGCTGTGGCCCGCGATCCCATCCTCGCTGAGATGAATGCACAGTTCGCTGTCATCGGCTCGATAGGCGGCAAGTGCCGGATCATCGAGGAGGTCGAGGACCACGCCCTGGGCCGGACCCGTCTCGTCAAGCAGACCTTCGAGGACTTTGCCAACAGGTGGAAGCACAAGAAGGTCGAGATGATGGGGAAGGACGGACCCATCTATGTGCCCATGGGCAAGTGGTGGACCGAGCACGCCGAGCGTCGCCAGTACGACAGCATCGTGTTCCTGCCGAAGCGCGACCCGCCGAACGTCTACAACCTGTGGCGCGGCTTCGCTGTGGAGCCTCGCCCAGGGAGCTGCGACCTGTACCTGGCGCACCTTCGGGACGTCGTCTGCGGCGGGAACCTGGAGCACTATGAGTACCTGCTCGACTGGATGGCCTGGGCCGTCCAGGAGCCTGGCAAGGCGGGCGAGGTCGCGGTGGTGCTCAGGGGCGACCAGGGAACGGGCAAGGGCCTGACCATCAAGGTCTTCGGCCACCTGTTCGGTCGTCACTTCCTGCAGATCTCCGACAGCAAGCACCTGACGGGCAACTTCAACGTCCACCTGCGCGACGCGGTGGTGGTCTTCGCCGACGAGGCATTCTACGCTGGTGACAAGAAGCATGAGAGCATTCTCAAGACCCTGGTCACAGAGCCCACCATCATGATCGAGGGCAAGGGTGTGGACGCCGAGGTCGCACCCAACTGCATCCACCTGATGATGGCGTCCAACTCAAACTGGGTTGTTCCAGCCGGGAAGCATGAGCGCCGCTACTTTGTCCTGGACGTGAAGCCCACTCATCGGCAGGACACTGCCTACTTTGGAGCGATGATCAAGCAGATGAACGAGGGCGGCTACAACGCTCTGCTCCTCATGCTGCAGACCCGCCCCGTGTCGCGGCAGCGGATCCAGGTGGCCCCCAAGACGACCGCGCTGTCTCATCAGCAGGACTTCACGCTCTCGTACGAGGAGAGCTGGTGGTTTGAGAAGCTGCAGCTGGGAGAGCTCTTCCCTGGTCAGGGCTGGCCCCGCGAGGTTGTCAAGGACGACCTGTACAAGGACTGGCTGACCCATGCCAAGAACCTGAACGTGTACCGCCGCCTCACTGAGACTGCCTGGAACCTGTTCATCAACGAGGTCCTGGCCGAGCCGCGCAAGATCCAGAAGCTGGTCCGTCTCAAGGAATACGACGCCGATGGTGTGGCAACTGTCCGCACCGCGCGCAAGTATGTGATCCAGCTGCCGGATGTCCACACGGCCAGGAACCTCTGGACCCAGGCGCACGGACCCAGGAGCTGGGAGGCGCTGGAGGTCACCCAGGAGCTGGAGCTGGAGGAGCCGCCGCCTGCCCCTGAGCAGAGGGTCCCGTTCTAGGCTGGCCTGTTGCCCCCTGAGTTCCCCCGTGCCACGCTGCCCTGGTTGCAAAGGGAATTATATACTTGACTCCCGAAACGGGCTATGGTAGTTATATTCTCATGCAGAGGGCAATTCCGCCCAATCCGATAGGAGGCTGCTATGCTGGTTAAGTTTTCCACCCTCGCCAACGGCGTGTTCATCGAGGACAACGGGACGGACGAGCGCAAGCCGTCCGACCGTTGTTTCCGCTTCGATGCGAACGGCAACGCGGAATACGCGCTGTTCGCGGACCTCACAGGCAGCAACCCTGCCCCGCGCTGGTTCGGCCACCAGTTCCGCGAACGTGATTTCACGTTCGCCTGATAGGAGCGGCTTGAATGGACCAGCATCCACACCCGTTGGAAGGAAAATACGAGCCAGAGAGCCGTGATGTGCAAACGCCTCTTGAAGCGGCTTACATGTCGATTGCCATCAGCCTCAAACGGATAGCGGACCATTTGGACGAACGGGTGGCTCCAAAAGGCCA